TTCATTTTGGCGTACCATCTCATCATAGACGGGTAAATACCTCCGATGCCGCCAGCCGTGCGGAATTGATGCCCGTGCGCAAATAGCACTTTCTTTCCGTACACGTCGATATAAGCGAATTCACTTTCGGGGATAATGAAACTAAATTTTGTCAGCCCCATAAGTGTTAAAGTGTGTTCGATGTCCTTGTACATGAAATATTCATGGTTCATCTCGAAACCGTTGCTAAACTGCATCTTTTTTGTAGTCCTTGAATGGTTTCCGCATATGCCGATAACGGTTATCTTTTCGAGTTCCGGCAATTGGTCGTGAAGGTATTTAAGCCCGGAAATAATTAGGTTCTTAACAAAGCTAACACCGCGCATCGGGGACATGCTATTCGTTTGTTCGAGTTCGGGGTGGATATAGCCGCCTATCATATCGCCAATCAAACCGATAACCAAGTTGTCCACGGGTTTTTTCTTTATCATGTACGCGGCATTCGCAAAGAAATTAGTGATACGCTTTTCTGCAATATCCTTGTTATACTCGTTTTTGCCCAATACTGTAGAAGCCTTTACTACTTCGTCAGCGTGCCAGTCAGACGCGATAAGAAACCCGGTGTTGCCCTCGTCGAGTGATGTCTTTTTCTTCGGTGTGATGTGTACCAGTTCGACGGGCGGCGCGTCCTTCTTCAAACTGATAATACCCTTTAATTCTTCTTCGTTGTAATAGCTTTTAAGCTCCTCTATCAAGGGGTCCGGGTCAACAATGGGCTGTTGTACCCCTACTACTGCTTTGCCCTCTCGAGTTGCCCAGTATGCCTTGTTTACCTTATTATATTTTTTCAACGGTTTTCCCGTTACCTTTGAAATTCTAACACCTTCTGCGTTTACGTATGAATCGTATTTTCCCATTTTTGCTTTTTATTTTTGGGCGGCATTACACCGCCCATTTATTAAGCTGTTTAATTGAATTGTTAGTTGAAAAGGTCGTCGTTCTCGTCTTCAAAATCGAAATCGTCAATGCTTGTTCCGCCGTCAAGTCTTTCATCGTCTCGTGTCTTCTGAACACCGTTCAAACCTACGCCGATACCGTACTTACCGGTAAACTCATAAGGGTAAAATGATACGGCTACGTTGCCCCAAGAACCGCTATAAACCTCATTCGGGTCTGTGATGTACTGTTTCTTACCGTCGATTACGATAGGCGCTCCTTGCTTCTCTTTGCGCTTTGCGTTGATAAAGTAGCAACCTTGATACTCGGCACCGTCTTTTTCTTCGTCGCCATCTCTTAATGGGTTAGTCCATACCTTCGGGTCTTTACCGTTCAGTTTCGGGTAACGGGCTTTCAACCCCCTAAATTCTTGTTCTATAGCTTCCTTAATCTTTGGGACTTCCGGGCTATCCTTCGGAATCAATAAGCATACACTGTAACTTGCTTCTCCTTGTCCGTTGACTTGTTGCGCTTCAAACAATCTAACATAACTCAATCTCACGTTCTTAATCATTGCTTTCATATTCTACAATTTTTGTTTTTGCCCTCTAATCGGTTCAGGCGTTCCGTTTTTAATTTGGTGATGCAAAGATAACAAATAAATCAATAGGTTGTTTACTCTGTTAACCTTGTTTAACTTTAAAAGTCTTTGGTGCTATTGAAATAGCATAGTCTAAGTCTCTTTGGTCTGCCACACATACGATAAACTTCGGGTCATCTTTGTAGCATGTTCTAAAGGCATATCTATTTAACTTTTTGATGGCTTTAATCTCGTCCGCGCTGAATCCCTTTATAGCTACCAAAAGTTTTTGCATGTCTTTAGAGGTTCTTTCGAGTTCTTTCTTGCTCCAGGTACGGAATTGCTTTTTATTCCAAAACTTGGTTCTTTCTTGAATCTCTTTCTCTGTTAAAATACCGTTGTTACTTTTCATATCGTTTTGTTTTTAAATTGATAATGCAAATATAACGCTTTATCTGATAAGTTGGTTCTTTCGTTAACTTCTTTTATGAATTTAATTCATCGAAGTCATCAATAGTAGGGCTTATTTCTTCTCTCTTATCGCTTTCGGGGGCTAACGTTGGCAGTCCTTGCGGCTTGACTATCAGACCATCAAGAGTTGCGGCGAGCGGTTTCTTGCCTACCAAGCGTTCCAGGTCTCCGATACCTTTCAATTTGGTGTTAGTTATGTCCTCGGTAGATAACCCGATAGCCTTTAGCCGCTCTATGGCTGTTTCCGTGTCGTTTATGACACGCGCTGACCTGCCCTCTACGAGTTTCCACCCCTTGACCTTTTCTCCCCGTGTGGCGGCTTGCATTGCGAAAGCCTTGACCGATGCCAGCCAGTCGGTGAACATATCGGACTTGCTTAGTATATCGCCTATCTCGTCAAGCGTTAGCGCCTTGGTGTCCCCGTAGGTCTCGAACTCGCTAACCAAAGCCTCTTTCTGTGCCCTGCATTGCGCTTTGAACTTGCAGAACTTACAATGGCTACCTACTTTGGTTTCCCCTTGTCCTGCCCATGCCTTTTCGGCGGTGGGGCGGAGTACGTGTATCGCCCAGTGGGTCAAGTCCCGTGCGGACATCTCGAATACCGAGTAATTGCCTAACCGTACTTGTGCGATGTGCATACGTACCGTTTCAATCTTCGCGCGGTGCGATGGTTCCAGGGAGTTAAGCACCCCGATAGCGTACATCATTAACTGGCTATTCCCGTTGGCGTCTACTTGTACGCCCTTACCGTATTTTAGGTCGATTATGTTTAGAACCGTGTTGCCCACTATATCACAATCGCAGCTACCGAAACACTCGGGTACGTATGTTGTTAGGTCGAACTTCCGTTCTATGCTCATTTTAGCGTCTTCCTCCAGTTCGTATATGTCACACACGTAGCAAACGTAGTCGGTTACGTAGTGCTCCATCTCTGAACTGCAGTATTTGTTGTTGCGTATCTCATCGGGTACGGGCAATTCGTCCAATAACGGTATGTATTCCCCGGCTAAATACTTTTCTATCGCGTGCTCTGCCAACTCGTGCGCTACTGTCCCTTCTTCTGCTGCCGCGCTACTCGTGCTCTCATACGGTTCTTCCAACCGTGCGGACGGTGTGCAGTTAAGCCATCGGTGCGAGCTGCTCGGAGAAAGTAGGGCGTGTGCCCTACTTGTGTGGTCTACTTGTACTTTCATTCTTTTTAATCGTTATAGGTTTCAATACGTTGTTTCAATAGCTCGTACTTCTCGGGCTTGATGCGCATAAGGGATGCGCCGCCGAACTCAAGCATGATATCCGTTAATTGCGGACGGGTGATTTTCCCGGTTTTCATTAAATCAATCATGAACGCCTGCATGTCCTTCGCCGTTAGCGGCTCCTTTGAGGCTTTTTCCGGGGCTTTCTCCTCTTCGGTGGGTGCTTGTACGGGTTCGGGGTCAATCGTCGTTTGCGGGGCTTCTTTTACAGTCTTTGGCTTTACTACCTTTTCGGGCTTTTTCATTTCCTTCTTCACTTCGGCGATAGCTTCGGTAATTGTTTCCTCTGCAATAGCTACCGCTGTGGCTTCGGGATTTGCTTCCTTCTTAAATTCTTGAACGGGTGCGGCGGTCTGTGTAGGTTCGCTAAACGCCGGTACGCTTGTACTGTTTACGGTGCTTTCTGTAGGCGCTGACACTGCATTAAGCGGCGCGCTTCCAAATAGACGGTTCATTAGGTCATTTACAAATGCTACTTCCTGCTCGTTTGTAACGTCAAAATCGATTGTTAACGGTGTAATCTTCATTTTCTTCTTTTTTTTATATGGTGAATAACTAATTTACGCTTCCTTGATTTGTTTGGCTTCTAGAATGGCTTGTGCGACCTTGGCTACTGTCTCGTTATAGAACTCGTCCCACTCGTCACAGTTGATATACATATCTTCAACATCTACGGGGAATTGGGCGCCGTCCAGCCTTTGAGAATAGTAAGAGAATATAAACCCCTCGAACGTTGGCATTTCCTGCACTGCGTCAATAACTTGGTATTTGTTCTTTCTCGCGCTTGCCTGCAAATGTTTTTTTTTACTTCCTCGATAATAAACTTTTGCTCTTTCATAACTTTATTTTTTAAATTGTTGGTGCAAATATAACGCTTTTGCTAATACGTTGGTTCATCCATTAACGTTTTTTATTATATATTGCTTCCAGCATGGGTTGCATGAAGTTGTATGATACCCCCTCGAACTGGTAGCTGTCAAAATGCCCGTCGAAACGTACCTCTGTGAAAGGCGCGCTTTGCTCCGTGCCGTTATCATCTAAGAATATAAGGATGTGGCTTTTCATCTCGAAACCACCCTCTTTAATCGTCTCTCTGAAAATACAGTCAATCGCTTTCATAGTTCTACTTTTTAATCGTTTTATAACAGATAAACGTTTGCGGTTTTAAAAGGTTCACCGCAAACCTATTTTTTATCCAAATCTTTTAAAGTCATTCTTGTAAACCAAATAATCTCTCTCTCTCACTGAACTCCCATCCGCCATACAATCTGTCAAGATAATTTTTAATCATTCTCATACAAGCGCCTCTCATATAATTCTTTTCCTTAAACCGCTTAAGATAAGCGTCTAATTCATCGTAATTATAAGTCCCGTCTTCATTAAAGACTTTGGAACCGTCGGTATCGAAATTTCTGATTTCGTTTATCTTCTCGTAAATACTGCTCTTAAGTTCTTCAAGTGATTTCATAACTTTATCTTTTTAATCGTTTATTTCCAATTTGATGTCCTGGTGACCTCCTGCCATCCGGGAAACCCTTGTTTCCTTTTGACATTGCAAATATACGGCAAATAGCGATAGGTTGTATCTCTTTTTGTGCTAATAAACCTTAATCAAAAGTGAAAAGATGTAAAGAAATAGCCGGCGCAAGCTAAAGTGCTGATTTCCAATGGCGTAGACTGCACTGCACAGAAACACACCTAAATTCCTAAACTTTAATATAGGATATGGTGGTTTATACAGCTCGTTCTATAGTGGTAAATGGTATTTTCTCCAGGATAATGTTTTACCCCCTTTTTACTGTGCATACTGTGCATTTACATATAATATATTATAATATAGAGAGTTAGAGTGCACAGAGACCTGCACAGACCCACTTTTCTACTGTGCAGGCTGTGGTTAAGGGATGTTAACGAAAAATGGAGAACTGTTAACAGCCCTCCATTCCCTAATTATTTTAGCCTTACCGCTATGTCTATATCTATCTTTGATTTGGGGTTTTTGTTTGATATGTCGTGCTCTATAGCCTTGACCCCCCATCTGAAAAACAAGAATCTTTTCTTCCGGACTGTGATAACACCCGTTATCGTGTCCCTACCTTGGTAGCTTAATTCCGTGCTATCCCGTTTAACCCTCGCTTGTATCGTGTTCCATGCGTCCCGGTATTCGGCTATCAACTCGCCGGCTATCAACTCGCCGGCTACCGTATCGGTACGCACAACTTCCTTTATTACTGTCTTGGTAACGGTACGGGTTGCAGAAAGCGCATCTTTTACCCGGACATTAAGCGCGTCCACCTCTTTATATAGGTCTGCGTTCGTCTTCTTTAGCTCCTTGTGCGACATCTCTAAAGCTTTACGCTTCACCGCCGCATCCCCGAGCTTGGTTTTGTACCCTATCTGAGCATCGTTCATCGCCTCAACGTTACGTTCTAAACGTCCTATTTCGGCTCTTTGCTTCCTTATGGTGTCTACCATCTTGGTTATTGCACCAAATAGCACCATAAGGACTGCAAAGCCTATAATTATCTTTTGTAGTTTATTCATAGCGTATCGCATTAATACGGTTCATCCACCCCTTGCGGTATTTCTCGTTTTTGGGTCTCGCCTTGCATATCTCATCTATGAACTTTGCTCTATCGTCTTTAATCATTTTAAAGAGCGTAGCCGCGTCCATAGCATTAACGGCTGCAATTGTCTGTTTGCCTACGATACCGTCCGCCTTGACGCCTAAAAGACGTTGTGGGCGCTTTATACCGTGCGAACCAGAAGCCCACACCCAGTCTACTACGATATTGGCTACCGCCTGGCTGATGATGTCATCAGCTTTCCACCTATCCCAATACAACGACTTGAATACGTCGTGCCATTCGGCATCGGATATGTTTTTCAAGTCCTCGACGGTTGGGGCTTTTTGCCCCTTCCGCTTCTTGTATTCGGTGAATGCGCCTATAGTGATACCTTTGTTCGTTGCACCCCCCAGGTCGTCCGGGTCGTTAACGAAACCGCCTTCCCACTGTAGGATGAACGGTACTAATTTACTGCTGTTCGCCATCTTCTTTCTCCTTTTCTTCTAAGGGTATTTCAAATTCGCCGTCCTTAATTTTTTTCTTAAGTTGGAAATACTTGCTATTTACTATACTATTTAGCACTTTCACAAATTCATTTCCCGGCTGCACTACCCTAAGGTTTCTTGTTATGTTACGCGCGTATATAATAAGGAATATACCTGTGAGCACCTTTACTAAAAGCTTGTAATCTATTCCAGGCTCCAGCATGTTGCACGTGAGGGCCACAAGGAACAGAATTGCATTGGTTAAAAACAATTCCTTAACCGCTTGCATGGTCTTTTTGTGCTTATAAGGCTTTCCTTTTGTCCTATCTGCCGAATAGCCGGCTAACCAGTTCAACACGGTAACGATAACCACTAAAAATATAAAGTCCCGTATATCCGTAACTACTGTCAGAACGGTAACAGCAAAGAACGTGCGGAAATAGGTCTCTAATTGTTCTATCACTTGATTAACCCTATACGGGTGTTCGATACTGTACATGCCTTTATAAACCCGTCCGCCTTCATTTGGCAAATCAACGGCTCTATAAAAAGGTCTGCCTTGCCCCGTTCGGCCTCAAACCTTTTAACCTTGCTTGTATCGGGAACTACTACCGAGCCGCCGTATGTCTGAATCTTCATACCCGTGCTCGTACTGTTTTGGTCTGCTATCTGCAAATACCGCGCAAACGCGTAGTAGCAAATAACCTTTTCAAGCCCTGCGAAGTTAGACCCGTCCGGGATATACTGCCCCGGAACAGCTTCGTACATGCTGTCAATCTGCGGCAATATATCGAGTAGGTCTGCCTCGAAGAACGCTTTTTCTATTTTGTTGTCTTTAACGTCCGTTGCTATTTCGAACAACTGGCGGAACAACGCTATCGGGTATGCCATCTTCTTCCTCAAATTTATTGTTAATTTCTGTTATTGACGGGTCAACCCCGAAAACTTGGTACAACTCGCGCGAAATGCGTTGACGTATCTTTTGCAAGCTATTGCGATAGACCTTTTGCAACTCCTTTATAACCTCGCCCGAAGCGTTAGAATAGGTCATTAGCGAGCTATCAATAAGGGGTAACGGAATGTTATAGGCAGCTATCGCGATATCCTTTCGTAACGGTTCTACATATGCCTTGTAAAGCTCCCTATCTATAGGACTGCCTAACTGGTCTACCTTGATAAACGGTTTGTCCGTGGCTACGTTCTCGTCTCTTACAGTAAGAACTGAGCCAGCGTTCTCGCTTCCCATCATATCAGCCAGCGTATCACGGAACTCCTGCTGCGCCTGCTCGGTCTCGAAATCACCGTGCGACACAATACTACACATGTGGAATCCTCTGCCCAAAGTACGGTTAACATACTTGCCGTTCTTGTCCTCCGCGCCCATCTCGTTTCGTACCGAGTGGAACGTGCTAAGGGGATATGGGCGCGTTGTACCAAGGTTCACATATAATAGCTGCCCTTTGTGGTTCTCAATACCGCCGCATTCCTCAACTTCCGAAGCGAAGTTTTCCGGGTCAAAGGTCGGGTATACTGTGGAGTTCTGCGCACTGCTTGTTGCTTTGACGTTCTGTCTATCCCAGTTATTGAAAACGCGCCATCTCTTTATGCTGGGGTCCTTCAAATAGTTGTCGCTCATCTCGGCACGGACATATTCAAACGGAACGTTGTACACGTTTCGGGGCTTGTAGCCTTCGGGCGTCAGCCCATACTGTACTATCCAAGCCCAGCCCCTAAAACGTGCAACATCGTTCGCTGTAGCCTCTAAAATATCGTCCATGTTACAGCCGTTCCCGTTTGTTATCGCCGCGAAATCCTTGTTTTTGAACCCTTCACAAATGATGTTCTCGGTCATCTTTTCAACTGCGGCCGTCGCTGTCTTCGAGGCATATATAAGCTCGGCTATTTCCTGCGGATATAAGTTGCCGTCTCCGTAGTTAATAATCTTATCGCCCGTATTAGCGGACAACTTAAGCGCTTTTTCGACAACAAGCGCGAAACGTCTGTAACCTATCATTTTTAAACCTCCTCTTTATTGACTTCTACGAAGCATTCCGCATATGCCGGGTTTTCAGTCATGAGGCGTTCCGCGATTTTGTCTGTCATGTTCGCGCTCTTATACACGACACCATCGACGTAATGCACGATACGCGCCCCTGGCTTCATCGCCCATCTGAAAACTACCTTAGTTAAATACTTCGTTTCATACCACAAAGATAAATATTCCATATCTATGTGGCAATTAGGGTCAAGTTTTAGACCTGTCATTGTGTAATACGCATCTAACTTTTCCTGTAATGTTGCAACCTTCGGTTCAACAACTACGGGTGCAGTGCTTTCGCCCTGCCCCGTAGTATTTGTTTTTTCTTCTGCCATTTTCTTTTTTTTTAATTAAGTTGCTGGTGTACTCAATGCGTCATAATCTTCCTTTGATATCCAATGAATGGTCGTCCCTGCTTGCCAATCATCAACACCGTAGGTTGCTGTTACATACCCGTCTTCTGTCGAATCCATATTATACTCAAGACAGACAAGCGGTGCGCCAAGACCGTAAACACGGTAAACACCATTTCCGTGGTCTACTGCTACAACAAGCTCCAGCCGGGCAAAATTGCTTATTACCCCCATAGGGGAATTAGCAGAAGTCATACCGCGCAAACCGTCGCTCGTGTTAAATAGTTTAAAACCTATTGTTACATCGAACGCACCGGGCATAATGTCCTGCGATTTCATAGCGACGCTTAGCGTTAGGGCATTGTTTACGACTGATACGTCATAACCCACTTTTGAGGCTACGCGCGTTATGGTTGCCTCCCCCGAAGACCCAGATACTGTAAAACTCGCTATATCTGCTGCGTTGATTAGCTTTGCCCCTTGTATGCGGTTAAAAGCCGGCGATGGTGTTCCGCACACCATCGCCAAACTTCCGCTTATACGTCCAATACATGCCATATTATTTTTTCCTTTCTTTTTTTTAGTTAATTACTACCCTACTGCTGCCGCATAAAGGGCGTCGTAGTCTTCTCCTGTAATAGCAAGAAGGTCTTCACCAATAACGTTTTCGGGGGTTTCAAATGTATATGTAGCCCAAGCACCGTTATCGTGTGAGTTTTGTTCCACTGCTGTAGCCGACATACCGTAGTACAGACCATATACACGCGGATCTGCGGCCTTAAGCGTCGGAACCGTAGGCGCCTTAGCCATAATCACGAAAGACCCGTTAGAAAATGCCGACGCAACCGCACGCATTTCTGCATCCATCTCTCCGGTACATACCAACGTGGCGGAATGCGAGTAAGCGTTCGGTGCGCCGTCGTTAACCTTTAGCGCGGAAGATAAAACGAGTGAACGCTTAACGGTGTCGATTTTATATGCCTTAGCTCCGGAAACCAGGGTAACTCCGGAAACGGTACCAGTTGATTTATCAACTGTAAAACTTGCAATATCCGCCCTATTAATAATAATTGCGCTATGCAAACCCACTAATCCGGTGTCGCAATCATAGGCAATTGCGCTTGCCAATTTTGAAATACATGCCATAATTAAACTGATTTAAGGATTATTGTATTTTTCGCTGTCTCAGACATCTCGAATTGATAATCGCCCGGTGAACCTTCCGGCGCGGTCAGTGTAATAGTAAACATACCGCCTGCCGCGTTTGAATCGCTTTCTATAGCCGAGCATTCCAGCGGGCATGTCCTACCGAGCAAGATAGCAAAGCCCGAAAGGTATTCAACCATAACGAAGAATCTACCCGCAGAGAAAGCGCGTAACGGCAACGTGGACCCGCGCGGTATCTTGAACATTAACGAATAGCCGAGCCGCAAAGAGGCGTCCGTAGTCCTCGCTGCCGTGGTTAACTGAATGTTCTGTTTGTACCCCTCTACTAAGTACGATTTAGCAGCCTCTGCGAACGATACGTAAGCTACGTGTCCAGTATTGGAATCTAATGAAAGCGTAACATCTTCCGGGTACATCAAATATATATTCTTGATGCCGTTCTGCGTAATCGTGCATCCCTGCCGAATGCTACCCGAAAGTTTATTTAAACATGCTCTTGCCATATTGTTATAAATGAAAAAAAAAGGGTTGGGTTAATATCCCAACCCTTTTATTGTTAATACTAATTTTCATCGCCCGGACTCGCGTACCCACATTTGCATCTTCTCGGGTGCTACCAACATAGCATCAGCCGCGAACAGAGTCTGTGAGTAGTAGTTACGGCTCTTTGCGTCCTGGATGAACGGAGCGATGTTAATAGAACTACCTTCCAGGGCAAGCTGAATGTTGTCCTTCGGTGTGAATACTACGAAAGCATCCGTCATACCTTCAGCCAAGGCAGCATTAGACACGTGGCGAAGCTCGTTAATCTTATACCCCTCGAAGAAGTAAACGGGTCTGCCATCTACAATGTCACTTTGTGCAACACTGTTATTGCGGTCTTGCAAAATGTTCTTATAAAGGCGCATAACGTTAGACGTTACGAAGAACTCCGAGGTATCGAGTGTATCGGGGCGCTGTGCGTCGATAGCCCCACGGAATGCAGCAAGAACGCCGTCTGTGGTGAGCTCCAGAGTTTTTTCTTCATTTTTGCTTTCCTTGAATTGCTTGATGATACCACCGTGTGTAAAGATATCGTAGCCAGCAGTCCCTGGCTTAACATCACCGTCCAACCAAGCGAGACGCAGCAAGTCAGCTTCCAATACTTTCAATACTTCGGACTGAATGAAACCAGCCAAATCGGTTGTGGAAAAATCGTCCTCGAGGTTAATACCGCGTGCCACCATTTTGCCCCACAAAGTTTGCAAACAGACTTCGATAGGCAGTTCAATAGGTGCGTGTGTGTAATACTTAACCTTGTCGGTTATTTCACCGTAGAGGTAAGTGCTACCGCATCCTGCTGATCTGCGCAATGCCTTGTCGGCTGCTGTAAGGGAAACAACGGGCGTGTTGTTAGCGATACCATTAAGCACGGTAATGCCGTTAGAAATCTCACCAGCCAAACCGACGGTCAAAGAGATAACTTCATCCAAACTGTTAATATTCAGTTTGTTAAGCGCTGTAAATGTAATTGCCATAATTTCTTAATTTTTTTTGTTTGTTCAAATGTTATTTTTTGTAAAATCTCTTTGCCGCTTCGGCTACCGCGTCTCGGCTAAGGGCTGCTTCTTTCTTCTTGTCCTTTGGAATGCCTACCAGAGGGACACCGGGTTTCGCTGTTGCACGGCTAAACTGTGCGGTCATCGCTGCCATTGACTCTGTAAGCGTTTCGATAGATGCTTCAAGCGCTGCGACAGATGTTTCAAGCGCTGCGATGCGGTTTGCGAATTCTTCGGGTACAGCTGCGGTTTCGGGTTCTTCTACCTCTCCCTCGGGTTCTTCTGCCTCATAGGGCTTAACCTCGGTAATCACACCGTCTTCGATAGTGATAACCAAAATACCTTCTTCGACTTGAATCTGTACTTCACCATCCGGGTGAACGTTGCCTTCGCTATCAAAGACCTTATCGCCGATAGCCATCACCTCACCAGCCGCCTCGATAGTAACGCTACTACCGTCCACGGTTTCTACTGTCTCCGTTGCAAACTGCGTCTTTTGGAATAGATTTGCAAACGAGCTGAAAAATTTGTTCATTTTTTTCTCTGTTTTATCGTTATTAAAAAGGCTTTCCGTGGCGGCTGGAAGCCCCACTAAATCACATGAATACAATTCCACAAACTCGGTAACGTCAAGAATACCGTCATTCAATTCTACCGAATTGCAACCAACCACCGAAACGCCCAGCATATCGGACTCTTTTTCTATCATGGTTGCGATAAACTTCGCTTCATTGGGGTAGGCTGTCTCAAGTGCTTCGGACATCTCGAAATCGGCAAAAGCCGCGCCATTCTCGTAAACGAAATTCGTAAACTTACCCAGGTAGCCGTCCAGCATATCTCTACCGTTATGGGTACGCCTGCAATGAATAGGCTTTAGGTTGCCGAGCGCTACAACGCTTTTAACTGCCGCGTCCGTAATCGAAATGGGGTATTCCCCGCCCTCGTACACCCCAAAGTTGGTCGTTAACCCGGCTTGAATAATTCTAAGCTTTTTAAATTTCATAAAAAATTGTTTTTGTTGTAACACGTGCAAAGATAGCGCCTTTTGTCGTATGCACCATCTCTGCACGAGTTGATTAATATTAGAAAGCCGCGAAGCCCTTGACTACCGCCACGTCATTTTGTCCGGCATTGATGTCCTGCACCGATACAACCGGGTTAGGCATGCTCATCACCGCATCGATGACTACCCCCGCGAGCTGGTTAATGCTTTCGCTTGATAGCTTCATGCTCTCCGCTTGCTTCACTACCCGGTTTGCCTCGTGAAGCCCGGAAACCATACCACCATCAGCGAACTTGTAAAGCCCCGACGTACCGAACGAATTGCCGCCGTGTGCCTCGTTGAGCGCGGATAGTGCGTTAATCTCGGCGCTCGCTGTCTTCTTCATAATATAGACGTTTTCACCGCCTTCTGCCTCGAACACCTGCCCGTTATCGCCCCGGAACGTTACACCGCCTTGTGCATGGGAACGCCCGTATATCATACCCCCCTTTGCATATTTCTTGACTGACGTGTTAATTTTCACATCGGGGTCTTTCTGTTTTGCAATCGTAGCGACTTGTTTCATACCGAATGCTATAACAATTGCGGCTTGCGCAATACCTAATATACCACCCGTGGCAAGAGCTTTTGTTGCGCCTAAGTAGGTATTTATTGTAGCTTGAACAACGCCAAATGCCTTACCTATAGCACTTTGCTCCCCTAACAGTGTTGACATTTGCCCTGCCAGTCCTGCGGCCATCGTCAGTTCTGCGTTAACGCGCGCTCTGGTGTTCTCCTCTTTCGCCTTCTCATATTTGGACTGTATCAACGCGGTGTCCGCGCCTATCTTCTCGGCTGCTGCAATCTCCTGCGCATATTGCGCGTCAAGTTGCGCTTGCCTTAGGTCGTACTCGTTTGTTATTTCTGCCATCTTAAGTTCGTGCAAGTTCGCCGCGTCCATCGCTTCGCGCTCCCTCATTAAAGCGTCTTGTTCCTCTTTACGTTGCATCTCCAACTGCTGTATGCCCAAATTAAATTCGGCTTCCTTGTTGGCGTATTCTTGCTGCGTAATGAGACCTTGTTCTAACCTGTACTTTTCAAGCTTTAGACTTTCCTCGACGTATGCCTTTTCGTTTTCTAACTTCGTTCCGATTGTATTGTTTTCCAGTTCTTTAGCTTGCATCGAAAGGTTAAGAGCCGTTAACGCTGTTTCCATCTGCTTTATTGTCTCGGCCTGTAATGCACGCTTTTGGTTCTCCGCGTCCTGCGCTGCCTTTATCGCGGCTTGCGCCTTTGCTGCCTCAGCTGCCTTGTAGGCTGCCTCATTAGCTGCTATCTGCGCCTTTACAATGCCGCTCGCTTGGTTTTCCAGCTCTTTACGCTGCGCGACATAATCGGCTTGGCGTGCCTGTAGGTCTGCGAGTGCTTGCATCTCTGCGCGTCTGTCTTCCTTACTGGTGTAACTCAATTCGTTTTGCGCCTTGATTTGGTTGTACTTCTGCTGTAGTACGTCTATCTCGGCTTTTTCCATCTGCTTGGAAATCGCGATAGCCTTTTGCGCTGCTGCGTTTCGCTCCTCCGCGGTCTTTAGTTGGTCTCCTACAATGGTACGTTGTGCCTCGAGTTCCCTGCGCATCGCCGACAACGTTACAAGGTTGTTTGTTTCCGCCTCGTATATTGCAAGTTCTTGCTTGGTGAGCGCTTTGGCTGCGTTCGCTGCCTTAGTGGTCTCCTCGGTAATGAGACCGATAGACGAAAGTAAGTTAACGACCTTCTCCGTTATCCACTCGAAAGCCTTTGCCACACCCCCGAGAAGCTCGGTTATGCCGTCCAGAATACGCGAGAAAATAGCCTCAAACGGAGCGAATGCCGCCTTTAGGTTTGCTGCCATCTCGCTATTGCGTTTCATCAGTTTTTCAACCGTTGACACGAGAACAAGGATAACCGACACAACCGCCAATATTGGGTTGGCTCTCAACGTAGCATTAAACACCTTTAGGATGTTCACGCCCCCGGATAGAGACGTAGCCATAGCCGCCGTTGCCCCGGAAAGCCCCTTCGTGCTGCTCATGGCTTCCTGGATGCTTTCCGCATAGTTACCTACGTTCCTACGGTTATCGCCTACAGCCTTTTCCATGTCCTTAAGGCGGTCGCTTATTTCCTTTGTCTCGGTGACAAGCTTCTGCCCCTCATCCGTGTTGTTGCGCGTCGCTGCGCTCATCGCGTTTAGCTCCTTGGTATTCTTTGCCAGTTGGGCGCGCAAGGCGTCCACGCTATCCTCTTGGCTGTTTAGGAGCGTCGTGTTCGTCTTTATCTCGCGGTTGTTGTCGGAGATTGAGGCGTTAACGTCCAACAACTGCTTTCTCAATTCGATTTGTGTCTTTGCCGCATCGCCTACCGCCTTTTTATACTCGTCTTGTCCGATTGTCCCAGCCTTGTACGCCTTGCCTGCCTCGTCCAACTGCTTCTTCTCGTCCTTAAGTGCCGCCATTAGCTGGCTCTTTGTTTCTGCCAGCTCTACGGACTTCGCTATAAGAGCGTCCAACCCGTCAAGGGCTGATGACGTATCGAACGAAAGGTCTAATAGAGTAACTTTTTCTGTTGCCATAATCCAGATTATTAATTATTAACTGCGATTAACGTAACGTTCGCATTTCCTGTTGATGGGTCCCAATTGCTTATCGTTCGGAGGTAAAACCAGTAGTTAAGCTCACCTACGAAGTAAAGCGCGTCGGACTTCATTTTCTGTATATCAAAATACGATAGGTTCATTTTTGCCGTCACCTGCCACCCGGGGGAGAAACGGTAGTAGTGCCCTGCTATCGTTGCACGGTAACCGCTCGCACGGTTGAAATAGTTATCGGGTACGTACGAGCCTGCCAACCTAATCATAGAGGCATATGGTCTAGGTGCACCGGGGTCTACCGGGAACGCGCTCTCGCCTACTGTCTCCTGCACAGATATGGCACCGCCGTAACCGCCTACCGTCTGTTTGATTGAGCCTACCTGCACCGCGTATGTCCTTGCCGCGCCGGGGGTTTCCGATACTTCAATGCTTGATTTGTCAATTTTCCCCGTCCAGTCGACCCGGTACGTAGAACTCGAAGACGGGTTGATAAATGGCTTGAGCTTCAGCGCAAACGGTTTGGACTTGAATTCATACGTCCAGCAAAACGCTTTGCAGAACGCCTGCACAATCCCGAAAGGTGTATCTATGCCCATTGTCTCTACTAAATCCCAAGCATACTTCGGGGCTGTAGCCGAATTAATCTTGAACGAGATGTAATACGCTTCTGCATTCGGCACGGTGGAAATTGGCGTTATCGAATATACCGTAGACGAAGCGGAGGTAGTGAAGCCGAAGTTCAAATCGCGTGTCGGTCTTGGCGTAACCAAACAAGACGTAGAACCCGGGCTTACCGGGCTGTACTTGTAGTTGCCATCGGGTCTTACCGCGCCGCGCTGAAACGGCAAAGTGAATGTACCGCCGTTGCTTCTAAGATAAACCGTAGCAGGAGCAGAAGGTGGGAGAACTATAAACGAATCGTCGGTAAACCTTAAATCGAATTTCGAACCAGTCATGTAGGTAAAACACGTGGCTACCTCGTTGTTCTCCGCTATCATGTAGTTGGCTGCATATACGGAGCCGTCCAGTCCGTCGTGCGCGCCTTTAAAAACTAATTGGCTCTCCGCGTCCTTGTAGTCCCCCGCCGTTTTAGTTACCCGGTCTGCGATGTATGACATAAGCAAGGGCGTTGACCCGTTCGCCGCGTATATCGTAGGTATAGTAACGCCGTTCGGGTACGCGTAATTAAGGCTATCTATATACGTTGAAAACTGATATGCTGGTGTTTCCAATTTAGGTAGGGCAACCACCGGGGCGCGCAATGTCGAAAGCTTCGATATGTTTTCTATCAGTTCGAGGCTATACCCGTCCTCATCTGCCGTTACCCGTACACGGAACAAACCGCTACCGAACGGAATATTGAAGCCCCCGAAATGCAACTCTGCACGGTACGGGGATGTCCTTATGAACTTCCCCGGGAAACGCTCGGAACGGAATACCCGGTCATTAACTTCTGAACGCGGTATGTTGATTGCCCCGGAGTAACTGACCGTTTGCTCCGTGAACTTCAAAGGGTCCGGGTTGTTGATAGTCAGCTTCACCGAGTTAGCGGTTACACCGTCTATCACTTCGCCATTAATTCGTATTGTTAAATCCATATTGTTAAGGTTCTATAATTTCAAACTTGCATTTAAACGCTGCTACTCGTCCCGTCGCACCGCCTTGTATGTTCAGAGCGTTTGGGTTCTGTATTGTAACGCGTGCCCACTGGTTAGTAGCTAAAGGGAATACTCCGGCAACCTCGCCCGAACGTGAAAGCCAGTACAGCGCGTTTTGGTTATCATCCGTTACTACTACGTTTATCGTAACGTCGTAGGATAGCACGCGGTTGCCTCCTGTGAAGTTAACCAAGTAAGTAGGCACAATGCGGTATTGGTCAAAATACATCGTATCATACGCCCCTTTGCTGTTAAGCCATCGAAGCGTTACCCGTTTTTTAGGGTCTGGGCAATACGGGTATTTACGTTCAAAACGTGCGTAGCCCCATACGTTGGCATCGTTTGAGGTTCTAAACTCTATGGTTGGTATGTTTCCGCCATTCCAGACTGTAGTCATCGCCCAAGCATAGGATTTTTCAGCGCCACCATTCCTGGCCCGTAGTCTACCGTCCGCGTTTGCCGTAAGCTGTCCGTATCTCAAGGCAAAGTTAAACGGTGTGCCCGTTAACGGGCTGTTAAGGAACGAGGCACAACTAAAGTCCAATTGGTTAAACAGCCCGTTTCTGTAGTCCGATAGGTTGCGCGTGTTCGCCTGCGATGCAAACCGTCCATCCGCTACGGGGGATTGAATTACTCGCATAGCGATAGATTTCAATGTACCCTCCACGTATTGTATTCGCACCATGTCCACGAAATCAATAAACCCCAAGCCTGCGTTGATGCTCTCCATTATACTCGGTGTGGCTGCTGCCATCAGCGACATATCCAATACCGCGCCCTCGTATGGGGTAACAACAGCCGCTGTCTTTGCGGCCCCATTACGTGAAAAGATTAGGGCTATACTCGTAACCGAGGCGACCTGCTCCAGGCGTATAGGGCGATAGAGACCTGCGCCGATGCCGCCGATGTAGATCATTCCGTCTTCCGTTGCCGTTTGGCCGGTTAATAGATTTCGTATAATCATTGCTTTTTAGTTAAAATGGTTAATATTTCCGCCCTTACTATCCGGGACACCTCTACTGTGATACGCTGCACCATCTCGGGGGTTAGTATAGAGCTTGCTACGCCGCCTTCGTTGTGCTCGTTGGGTACTTTAATACCGTCGCGCTTGATAACGTATGCTATCGCGTATGCCGCTTCTTCGGGTATGTCCGTACCGGCGTTCGCGTTCTTGTCTTTTATCCATTGCTTAATGGCAGAAACGGGTGGGAAGCTACCCGCCGCCCTTCCGTCTTCCATCTGATAGATGTATGCCGGGCTTTCTATCTTAACGCCGCCTGCATACTCTACCACTTCTGTTTCTCTGTCGAAGCGACCCGAGGCATTAAGTCTCATGCGATAGTAGTTAGCTACTATCTCGTCGCGTATCTGCCTAACTAATTGGGTAACTTCCTTGTTCATAGTTAAATATACTTAAACCAGCTAAAATGTTTCCTTGTCTTTGGGTATTCCACATCGTGCTCGTTGCCGTAGGCTTCCCTCTCAAAACTCATGCGGTCGTATGGCTTATCGTTCGGGTAAAACGGATTCTTCTTCTCAAAGCTCCAGCCGATGAATTTAATGAAGTACTCAATACCATACCACAAGTAAAACGGCACGTACAGCATCTCGCGCATTTGCATCGTGTGGATGTGCTCGTGTCTTAACGTCTTTTCGCTAATTACCGCGTTACCACGTACGAAGAGAACTCCGAATAGGTTAATAGCCTTGAAGCCCTTAACAGGGATAAAGTTGTTTCTGATGATTTTCATGTTCTTTGGCTTTTAAACAGTGCACAAAAGTACGAAGTAAACCACGAGAAAACAAACGGTATTAAGTTCACACCCCGTACTTGTACGCATCAAACGTTGCCTCCCATCCCGATTTAATAGTGTCGTACTGGTTCTGCACTTTAGCGATGCGCAGCGAGCCAATCTCGTATCCGCATATGAAGCTCTTGAGCATCTCGTGCAAAAGCAGGTCTGTGCGTATCAGAGTGGCTATCTCTACTGCGTCGTCTCGCATATAAGCCGATGTACCCATGCAGCGAATGACAACCGTGTATGCGCTTGACCCCGGCACGTTCGTATCCGTATAGCTTCCAGTCGTTACGTCAAGCGTAAAAAAGTCGTCACTCAATTCGTTAGCCGCTACATTCTGTACGGCGGTATCTCCGAATACCAGCGTTTTGCCCAGTGCCGTAGCCCGGGCGTTCGCTGTGTTAATTATTGTCTCAAAAGTCATAGCTATCTGTTTTTCATTTGTTGTTTCTTCATTTCTCGCTTCTCCTTCTCTATCTCGTCGTTACGTTTGGCGATAGCCAGCATAGCGTCTGAATAGTTGATTTGCTTTGCATCCTCAAAGCTACAGTGGAAAAGCTCGGCGGTAATCTGCACAAGTCCGAGTAGGTTCTTTGCCTGCTTAATGTTCTCGTCACCCGTCAATGCGCTTTCGCCCGTCTGCTTCATGTTCTGAAACACGATTTGTTCGAGGCCGTCCGCGATTTCCATTTGCGACACGATGAACTTATCGAGCTTCGCAGCGTCGAGAATTGTCTCGGCTTCATAGTTGTCATCAGTCCACGCCTTGATACGCCCGTTTGCGTCCTCCGCACGGCGCGTTTCAAGCATAGACCATAGAGTTATACCCTCGACGTCTCTAAGTCTGTACACGGCTTTCCCGTTGCGCGTAGCGACTTGTGAAGGTCTACAGTACTTTATCATATCTTTGAGTAGCTTCTCCTCGTCCTTGGTAATTCGGACGGTTCCGTTTGCCGGTAGGTTAGCGACTCGTAATAAAACCTTCCGGTTGTTAATCGCTGATATGCGATATATCCACTTCAAAATAAACTTTTTCATTATTTGGGTCTGTATTTACGTATCAAGAAGTCCACACCGTAACGGAGCGCGTCGAGCGCGTGGTTCCACGCGTCTATGGCTTCGTTGGTGTATGTGTCCGATACTTCGTCCTTAATCCATTTGTAATTATCCAACTCGTCAAGCAGCTTAACGGAACGCTTTGTTACGTGCAGCTTGAACTGCTTCACCTGGGCGATGCCAGCTGCCACAGAGCCGCGCCCCTTGACACACGGTATTGCCTTGATACGCTTCTGCTGTAGCTCCACGATGCTCTTTTGCTCTGCACTATCGCACACCGTTATCACGCGGTTCAGTGCGTTGGCGTTCAAGTAGTCCGCTATATGGCTGTTAAGCAAGCCTTGTTCATAGCAAAGTAGGTCTACGTATAAGTCCCAGCCTTCCATACGTATGTCGACAATCGCGGTGGGGTCATTCACGAAACCGAAGTCAAGCCCCAGGCACCTACCCGTAAACGTCTCGGGCATGTCTTCGATAACTTCATACTCGGGGTAAACGTTACCCTCTACGCCGCCCGTCAAGCCCTCACCGTACACGCGCCACCAATTGGCATCGTCCTTGTTCTTCTCGATGGCTGCGACTTGCTCGGGGGTCAAGTACGGGTTATCCTTGTACGTCGAATGTATCGTGGTGTATCTGTCACCTACGAACTCGGTCTCGCCCCAAAACTTCCGTACCGGGTTATAATCGATAATAACCTTTTTACGGGTACGGATATCGAGTTGCCTAAAGATTTCCCGGGGTATGCCTTGTGCCTCGTTTACGAAAAGGATATCACGTGCCGGGCCGTGCACCTTCCCGGCGTTATCACACGAGAAGAACTCTATTATTGTGCCGTTCGGGTATTCGTATGTACTTTCCGTTTTATTAAATCGGCTCTCGTCCCAATACCCCTCGGCTGCCACCATGGCTTTAAAGTCACGTAGCATACCGCGCTTAACCATAGGGAACGTAGCCGCTACGCACGAGATAACGAGCGGTTGTGGATTGCTTAATGCCAGTATGTGCAACATCTGTAGGGTTGCCCATGTCTTACCGCTACGTGTACCGCCTTTAGAGGCGACACCGCGTATCTTCGGGTCTATGAAAGCTGCCAGTAGCTTTTCAAAAGTAAATGTAACGTTCATGCTCTAAATGCCTCCTAACTTTTGTAGGTTCTTCACCGCATCCTCGGAAAGTACGTTTACCTGCATAGCCTTTGTGCCGGCTTCCTTACCGTTGCTTGTAACGTCTTTAAGGTCTCGTAGTCCTCGAAGCCTCGCCATGTAATTGGCATCTACCACACCGGCAAGCGCGCTTTCGTCCATATCGGTTGCTATGAGTTCGGCGATAAGAGCGTACCCGGTCAAGAGGTTGGCCGCGTCTTCGTTCCCATCGTCTGCCAGCTTTTCGAGTCGTGCGCCATTCTTCTTGAACGCTTGCAAAGTCCACCCGATGAAAAGGCAGAAGCCGCCAAGCGATGGTGCGCGTTTCTTTTCTATAGGTACCTTTTGCCCGGCTGCGTTCCCACCCTTTAGGACTTCATAAATAATGAACGGGTTTTGCGCGCAAAAGTTCATGTACTCGGCTACGTAATCTACACACTCCTCGACGGTAGACAACGTAGCGCCTTTACAACCGCGCGTCTGCACGATTTCATAAAGTTCTTTGCACTTCTTCAAATCGTCTTTGGGGACCGGGGCTTTGCCCGTCGCTTGTCCCTTGGTAATTGCCGCTTTCGTATCGGGGGCGGCTTCCTTCTTTGCTCTTCCTGCCATAGTCTGTTTGTTATTTGGTAATAGGGTATCGCGCGTGTGCGCTCGCGGTCTCTTAAAGAGATGCGCGAGTAGTATTCGGACTATCCCAGTATTGGGACGGCTCGGACTTCACGGACTATCCCAGTATTGGGACGGCTCGGACTTCACGGACTATCCCAGTATTGGGACGGCTCGGACTTCACGGACGATACCTCGCAGTTCGTATCAACTGCTTTGGTTCTTTTCAATCATGGCACAAAGGTAGGCAACAAATCACATCAGACCAACCTACGGTCAGTTAGGCCTTTTTCTACAAATAAAGTTTACAAATAAATTATATTTACATTATTTCTTATGTGTACACAGCAACTACCTGTCTCACTGAACGTTACAAGCACCTGCACAGACACACACTTTTTTTTCTAAACTTATATTTAGAGAATAGTATATTTTGTATCCTCCAAAATACACTTTTCTCAAAAATAATGTTTTACCCTCTTTTTACTGTGCATCTGTGTATTTACATATAATATATTATAATATAAGGAGTTAGACTGCACAGTAACCTGCACAGTAGTGATTTTTTACTGTGCAGCTGTGCATAAAATATGTTAATTTTAGGGCCTCTTTTTTTCTGAATATAAACAAAAGCCCAAATCTGACATTTTGTAATCAGATTTGGGCTAATCGCTATCATTTGGTTTGTCCATAGGCTTTCGTAGAGGGCACTATCATACTGCTAACTCCTATAGGTAAACCGCTTTCATTATGTCAATTTCCACCCGAGCGAAGACCTATACCAATACCACGTTTGAACCGTTCCATTCTTGAACGTAGACACCCTTTTTATTCTTCCCCGGGCGTCTATTCCGTAGGTTCTCGTTATGTCCTGCTCGTTTCTTTTCTCCTCTGCGAGGCGTGCCTCATCTCTGATAAGATACTGCCTTTTATTTATGGGCTGCTTATACGTGAAGTCTTGGGCTGCTACATACTTTGCCAGCTTATCAATCCATCCGTTGCAAAGCTGGGCTTCCACATAACCGCGCCCGTACTTATCCTTTGTCACCCCGGCGGTATATCCGTACCTCCGTATGAATTCCCATATAATGAAGGCATGGCAGTTGAGGCATACCGCTATATCCATAAAACTAACTTTCTTCATGTACGATGTCTTTAAGTCTTATATACTTGTAATATGCCCCGGCTCGTGGCTTCTTCATAAACACGTCTCCACTGCCCGCGCTCTTTGAGTCTTCGGGCATGCTCCATGCGCTCACCCCGTACGCCACACTTTCATGCACTTCGGCTATAATCACGTCTTTTAAGCTCGTGTAACCCACTAATCTAATACCGATAAGGTATCCCACCTCATCGACCACTGCGGCTGTCCTGTCGCCCCATTTAAGCTTATGGGGTAACTTTGGCTCCTTCATATCGAACTAATTTTTTGTTAAACACTCCATTACTCGTCGTACTCCCCATCTATATTACGGGCTGCAAATTTAGCCACAAACCACAAACCAGTTACCAAACCGGCACCTATTGCTATTCCGAATAAACACATTAATGCTTCCATATATTTTAAATTTTTGATGATACATTTTCCAAACCGTCTCCCATGCTTACAAGCTTCATACCGCCGTGCTTACCACGGATATAAGCGGCTTGCACATTGCCGTTCTCGTCCGTCGAGAATTGGATACCTCGCACGCCCTCGTGCTCCTTGATAAGCTCGCCTATCGTTCTGGGCCTCGGGTCTACCGGCTCGGGCATCCCCAACGGCTCCTCCAGCGGCTCCTCCAACGTCCCGGCGTTTCGGTATTCGTACGATGTGAACTCATCCTCCGATACGCCTATATCGTTAGCGCCCCAGCTCTGCCAGCCGTCCGCATGGTCAACTCCCATTATCACGCCGTGCATATCGTTCCAGCCGACTACCACACCGGCATACTCACCGTTCTTGTTAAATACTGCACGCCCTGCATACAGCAATGCAAAATCTTTGTTTCTAATCATAATCTTCTAATCTATTAAATTGTCGGTATATACGTAATAATACTTTTCACAATTTTTAAATACCACGTCGAAAGGCATCAGTTCTGACGCTGGCCAGCCATCGGTTTGCGATGCATCTACTATCAGCAAGGGTTCGTCAGCCAGGTCATTGTGGCTATAGCCTACTACCTCCAATTGCTCACCTTCATAGTTAGCAAATCGCCCTATGTACTTTTCCAACGGGTGGACTTCTCTCTCTCTGATTAAACTGCGAGTACATCTCACTAACTGCACTTAAATACTTTTCCATAATCTTCTGTTTTTAAATCGTTGATACAAATATAACGCTTTTCCCATTATGTTGGTTCTTTCGTTAACACTATTTAAGTATTAAACTATCTTTCAGCGATAGCCCGTACTCTAATTGCTGTAGCTTGAAATTACGTTGTATGCTGTCCGCTGCGTTCTGTACTACGGTGCAGCCTCAATAGGAGTAGGACTGCGATAACTGTTATTAGCTTTTTCATTTCTTACTGTAGAATTCCATAAGTTCTTTAATACTCTGCATAAGCCCGTCTTGCGTCTGTTTCTTGCCTTCTAGGGCTTTTATTATCTTCTCGTCTACCGTTCCCGTGGTTAAGATGTGATGAACGGTTACGGGGTACGTTTGCCCCTGACGATACAACCGGGCGTTGAACTGCATATATAACTCCAGGCTCCAGGTGTTACCGAACCATATAAGCGTATGCCCACCTTTTTGTAGGTTAAGCCCGTGTCCTGTGCTTGCCGGGTGCGTTACCAGCACTTTAATCTTTCCGGCATTCCACTCGGCTATCTGCTCGGGCTTCTCCAATTTTACGGGCTTGTACGCCTTTAGCTTCTGCATTATACGGTCGAGGTCGTGCTTGTATGAGTAGGCAACCAATACGGGCGAACCGTTCGCGGCCTCTACGAGTTCCTCAAGCTTCTCTAACTTCTCGTCGTGCAGTTCGATAACCTTTCGGTCGGCATCGTATATTGCACCGTTTGCGAATTGCTGTAGCTTATTAGAAAGAGCTGCCGCACTGGCTGCGCTTATAGGCTCGTCCGAGTTGATAAGCTCCAATACTTGTTCCTTCTCGAACTCCTTATATTGTGCCAGCACTTTCGGGGATAGCTCTACGCGGTCGTATATGTTAATGCGGTCGGGCATCTTCAAATAGTCCTCGGCGGTCATTGATATGGTTATGTCGCTAATAAGGTCGCTTATTTGCTTCTCTGTTTCCTCCTGTGGGCTTTTCAGTGCATAACTGAACACTATATCGCCGTTTCGTTTATCGGGCTTAAAAAACCTATCTCTGTATGCTGTGATTGATTTGCCAAGACGTTCACCCTGGTCTATCAAATACATTTGGGCGAATAGGTCTATTAGTCCGTTTGGCGATGGTGTACCCGTCAAGCCTACTACCCGGGGAATAAACTTTCGCACCTTTCTAAGGGCTTTAAAACGCTTTGAGGCGTAGTTCTTAAAACTGCTCAGCTCATCGATAACAACCATGTCATAGGGAAGTTTAATACCTCCGTACTCCATTACAAGCCAAACAATGTTATCACGGCTAATTGCGTATATGTCTGCTTGCCTCTCGTAGGCTTCCCGGCGTTGTTTAACCGTACCGTCGATAACTGAAATCGTCAAGTCCTTAAGGTGTGCCCATGACTTAATCTCATCGCTCCATGTAACCTGTGTTACTTTCTTTGGGGCAATTACCAAGCAATTAGATATGATGCAATTATCCAAAAGGTCTTTGATGGCGGTTAGTGTTGTTACTGTTTTGCCCAAACCCATATCAAGGAACAACGCGCAAAACTCGTTGTCTATGATGTGCTGCACTCCCTTTACTTGGTATTCATGTAATTGCTTTCTTTCTAACATAACATTGCTTTTATCATTGATAACTGGGCACTGAACTCATGGAGGGCTGCCGGGGTTATGCACCCTAATACTCTGTCGTAATCGGCGGCGCACTTAATGCGCTGACCGTTCATTACTATTTCGGTGTGTCCTGCGGTACACTTTAACTTTAAATCTATATAGTTTACCATAGCTTTATTACTTCATTAATTTTGTTTTATAGAATACGCAAATGCTTTTGAAGTCCTGCTCATCCGATATGTATCCCAGTGTTTTACGCGAAAGGAAATTAACGTCTCGGGTAATATCGCGTTGCAAATGGTTTAGAATTTCCTCGGTGTTACCGAACTTATTATCACGGACATACAGCGCGCCCGACTTGATACCAAAGTACATACCCAAACGGTATTCAATTTCTTCTTTTAAACTTCTCTTCTTCATGATTTCTATTTTAAAATTGTCCTTTATAAATAAATAATTTCTCGGTAGTTTTTCTTTTATCGGAGCTCATGTTATTTTGTAATGGCTTCTCCCAAATTTTTACAAAGTCTTCCGGAGCTTGGTATTCGGAGATGTAGACCTTGCCCGGAAGCAGCTCTTAACGTCGTTGTACAGTTCGGGGTCTATTTGCTCGGGGTATTTCTTCCCGGACGCTAAGCCCTCAAACATAGCTATCAGATACTCGTTGCTATCGTTTGCTATCCTGTTTCCTAATACTTGGGCGGTCACGTTACACCCACCGCAAAATGGTTCTACAAAATATTGCCCTTCTTTTCTGTCTGCCAAAATTATAGGCAAAATTTCTTTTGCTATTCTTGTCTTGCTCCCTAAATAAATCATACTTAATTATGTTTTTTTAATTTGATATTACAAAGATAACCCTCTTCCCGGTACGTTGTTTATTTCCTTAACATTGTTTAAGAAGAAACTTATTGCGGCGTCCCTGCTTTCCAAATCGTCGATGACAAATACTTTGAAGCCCAAAGCCTCTAACTTGCTATGTATTAGTAATTGTATCTTGGTTGGTTTCTTACCCGTGGTCTTTATCTCGGCAAAGCCTACATACCCACCCTGGCAAAGTATCATTCTATCTGGCAAGCCTTTTATAAAGGTGGATAATAGTTTTATTACCCACACTTTTTTTGTTCGGTTAAGCTTCTCGGAGAATGTACGCTCTAAATATTTTTCACTTATTATATCCTCCATTTCTCAATTTGTTTTCAAATACCACCGTCCCGGTAAATTCCCCGGCATCGTGGTCTACTGTAGTTGTATAGATGTGCCCATTATAATAGCCCCTATACTTTAAAACCTCTCCGTTATGTACTATCTCGTCTCCGATACCGTACGCGTATTCTTGGTTGCTTATCATAATGTGAATTGAATTGCTTTGTTTTCTAACTTAACATTGCTTAAGAACTCGGGGTACGTCCCATCCGCACGCTTTGCCGACATGTTACGATAGGAAAACTTGTTCCCTTCCATACCGAAGTAACGGAGCAACCTACCCGCAAACGTTATTATATAATCGTGCTTCTCGTAGTTCTTGCCTTCGTACCCTATCTTTAGCGAGCTTCTGTGATTGTCTGAAGATATACCACCCCCTAGCCTTATCACATTGGGCGGTAGGTGCATTTCGTGTACGCGGCCCCAAAGCTTTTGCCCCAAAAGGCCTGCATACAAGTGGTTTCCATATGCGTCTACACCCAAATACATATAGGGTACGCTACCAACCATAAACACCGAGTAACCGACATACTTACCGTTCCACTTCCTGCCCTCTGTATAGAACATTGGTGGCTTCATTGTCTCGTCCATGCAAAATACCGTCGTATCGTCGCTTTCCTCGTCCTCTACGGGCTTTTCTGCCTCGGCTGGTGCAGCTACCTTGGTTTCCTTAGAAAGCTCCGCAATGCGATATTTGCATATGTGGATAATCTTTTCGTAGTCAAGCGTCCGCGCCTCTTCTTCTTTGGTGCGGAGAACACGTTTCACTATATCGGCGTCCCAGGGGTTAAGGTTATATTCTTTCCAAATATCCCATGGTTGTATGGCGTGCTTTGCATAATCAGACTTTCCCACATTGTAACTCTGTACGTTTTCATTTGCTGACATAACACAATATTATTTTATTTGTTTTGAACTCACTTTTATAAAACTCCCGTGCCATCTCCACGGTTGGAAACACCCCATCTCCGGGGGTAGGATAATAAGAGGTACGCTCCCCCTCGTTTACTGCGATAACTTTTAAGATAGTAACCATTTTAATTGTTTTCTACGCTAATGAACTCCGTTAAATCCTTCATGCTCTTTTCTGTAAGTTGGCGCGTGTAGGTCTGTCCCAGCATACCAATAAACGGTTTGCCTTCCACGTGCATAATGCGCGATACATGTTCAACGTTGATAAACTCCACTTGTAATTCACCTTTAACTATGAATTCCAGTCTGATAAAATTTCCACTTTTCATAATCTTTTCTTTTTAAAATTGTATATACTATAATAACAAAAACACTTCTTTAATTCTCCAATGCTTCAGCCATTTTCCTAAGCTCTCCGCGGCTTACGGCTATGCTGAAAGCCTCCGTTAACTTCTCCGTGATTATCCAGGAGCCAGTAAGCTTTTGGAAATACGCCTCATTGTTGCTCGGGTTGTTTAGGTTGACCGTCTCACCCTTACCGGGCTTGTATTCTGCAAGGCTTGCAAGCGTTACCGCAGCTTCCTCGGGTGCGCCCAGATGGACTTTCATTATATACCTTTCGGTCTCACGCGTTATCGCCTCAATGGTTATTTCCCCATTGGTATCAACCAATTTGCAAACGCCCATACGGAACGATTTCAGTACATCGGGCTTACCTTGACTTGTAATCTGCGAAAACATTGATGCACTCGTAAGAATTAACACTGCTAATACTACTAACTTTTTCATAACTTTTTGTTTTTAAATTGTTGTACGATATAAACAACGGAAGCTTTTGGAAGGTTCACCGTTATTGCCTTATTAACTTTTATTTGTTTATCTCTGTAATCCATTGAATGCCCAACCAGTCGTTAAGGTCTGTACTCTTTTGCAATCTTGCATTTTCTTTTTTAATCTCGTTGGCTTCTTGCTTTGAAATCTGCTTTCCGTTTACATAATACTTAGTCATAATCTTTTGTTTTTAAATTGTTATTATTTCCTTTTGACATTACAAATATACGGCAAATACTGATAGGTTGTATATTTCATTAACACCATTTAAGAAATAAATCTCATTTAGTTATTCTGTTAACAGTTAGTTAACATTTGGGGGCCTTTACACCCCCTCTGTTATCACTCGTTAACAATACGTTCATATCCTCGTACGCGTCCGAGGCCCATAACGGTTTTACCGTTCGCCGCTCGCTGCCACCCTTGTACTTTAGACATGATAGCGGCTATCTCTCTGCTCTCTTTAGCGGTTACGCGCCCTACTTCCATCTCGAACACGTCCGTGGCTATTTGCATAACCGAAACGAAGTCCATTTTTTCCAGTGTAAAATCTTCCGGGTCTATCTTCGACGCGTCGTACTCCCTAAAGTACATGCGCCTTTCATTCACATACATACGTCTCCAATCTGCCGGCACAAGCATATTCAAATACGCTTCTACTGATGCCGTACGGGGGTCTGCCTCGAAATGCTCTTCTCGTCCTTTCTCGGCGATTTCCTCGGCTTCACGGGATAACAAAGTACTCACTTTTCGGAAATACATTTGTACGGCTTCCGCCCATAACTGGTCTACGTAATCGTCGAAGTCCTTCTCAAAGATAAGATGCGTATTGGCGTTCGCCTTAACCTTCACGGGCAAAAAGCGTCTGCCGCCCGTATCGTCCTTTAGAAATTCGTCCCGGTTAGTCGTACCTATAAAGATACATTGCCTGGGGAAGTTCTTAGTAACACGCCCGTATGCTGGTCTAAAGCTGTCCTCGGTTTTAGAAATGAAGTTTTTCACGCCCTCAACCTCTGAACGTCTCATTGCTGACAACTCGGCTACCTCCAATATCCAATTACCTTGCAATTGTTCAAACGCGCTTTTCCCGTCCATACTCGAAAGACTATCCGAAAACCAATGTTTGCCAAGCATCCGAATAAATGTGCTCTTTCCCGCGCCCTGCTCGGACTGTAACACTAACATACTGTCGAACTTGCAGCCCTTTTGAAAGATACGCTTAACCGCTCCTACCATCATAATTCGGAATGCCTCGCGGGTGTATACGTTATCTTCGGCACCCATGATGTGTATTAAGGTCTTATCTACACGTTCGATACCGTCCCATTTAAGTTTAGTTAAATACTCCTGCACTGGGTGGAAAGAATTCATTTCTGCGGACAAGGCTATAGCATCGTCAATCTTCGCACTGTTGGATATGCCGTAAACGTCCTCGATGTGCTTACGTACGCCCGAATAATCTACGTCCTGAAAGTCCAAAGAACTATCCTTTGCGCGCCAAAGAGGTACACGGGTAACAACCCGGCGTTCTTTAAATAGGTCTCGCGCGATAAGCCCCTTTAGGTTCGGGTCGTACTTCATTATCAACCCTAAATTCTTTGCAGATGGGAGGTAAGCGCCGCGCTTATCGGTTTCCAACTTCGCCATTGCGTCCTCATACGTTGTTGCTACATCGCTGTCTGTTGCCTCCTCTACTTCTATAACGTCGTCGAAATCGTCCATGATTTCACCAGCCTTAACCGCAAGCATCCGGGCACGCGCCGCAGCTACCTTTGCATCCTTGTTTACAAGTTCGTTCATGGCTTCGGTCGAGTTCTTCCTATCGGTGCCCTTATCCAGCTTACCGAACTTGTGTACACGTACAAGGTCGTAGGCGTTGAACACGTGGTTGCCTTGTATCGGGTCATTGTTATGGAACGAGTAGGCGAACATATCATTAAAGGTAAGCATACCGCCCGATGTGGAACCGCCCGTGTAAGTCCATCGGTCCTCCTGGTCGGTCGGTTCGTACACGTCCGATAGGTATTCCGAGATAGCCTCGCTAATCGTGTAGGCCCTGCAAAAGTCGCCTACATTACCCTCTTTTAGTGTGGGGTCTTGTTGTTCTTTAGCAAGCGTCCGGGCTTCGCCCTTCTCGTCCTTGTGGTATGCCCATTCGGTTGTATCACTCCAATCGTCGTACATGCCCAGATACTTTTGCACATCCAAAGGGCTTTCGTTAAACGCCGAGTAATCTATAAACTCGTAGTCCACATCCCGGGAAACAGAGGGAAAAAACATGCAGCGCTCGGGTTGAAAGGTGGTGCGGTCGTACAAGTCTATTCCTGTTAATTCTGCAACCTTTCGGGCGATGGCTTCGTATTGTTCCCCGTCCACTGGTTCGGACAACGGAATGATAACACGGTAGCGAAATGTATTTGCCTTCGGGTTATGCTTGTGCGTCCCATGAATGATACACGCGCAATTGATAACCGAGTAGAACGCTTCCGGGAAGTTCTTTTCTCCGTAGTCAATATCAAGCGCCAAAATAGAGCGCTCACCGACATTGTTTTTGTTTCTACGGCTACCGAACAACTCGCCGCCCATGAAGGCGCCTACGTCTTTAATATTACCCTGCTCGGCTTTGCTCGCGCTTATAAACTCCCGGTACGTCTCATCCGTAACGGTTGCCTTTGTCAACTTCTCGGTTAACTCGTCCCATGAGTAGGAGCGGTTTTTCCATGAAGTAGACTTTGCGCTGCTCGCTGTAGCAATTTTAAAAACCATTTTTCTCAATTCCATAATTTAATCTTTTTTGTAATATTCAGTAATATATCCTGCTGCTCTTAACGGTATGCCTTTCGCCCAACTCGGGGCCTTGCACATGGCATCACTCATTATTTGCAGCGTCTTTTCTTCGTTTCCGTCCTTCGGTATCTCGGCGGCTATCTCATCGTGCACATGCAACACGATATTAAAGCCTAAATCAAAAACCTTGAAAATCGCATTTGCCAGTAAGTCTCGGGCTATCGCTTGCACAACGTTCTCGGTTAGCTTGCCTCCGTAGGTGTTTAGCTTAACCCATTTCCCAGAGGTTTGGTCTTGACCCATGTAAGAGATATCCTCAACCTCAAACGAACCGTTAACGCCCTCGATTGTGCGTTTCCCCATTCTTGCCGATGGGTAGAACAACTTCCTACCGCTCGGTATCTCAATAGTCATTGCGCCGCTCTCGTATCGGAATATAATACTTGAAACATCGTCTATTCTGTAGACCTGCTCGCGTCTCGTTCCGATACATCTTTTTGCACTATCCTCTAACGAACGCCACAAAGATACTATTCTTTTATTAGCTTCTCTCCATTTTGACAATATTTGAGGTTTTTCTTCGTCTTTTAACGCTTTTTTAGTGTCCATTGTAGTAAGAGCGTTTACTCCGCCCCCATACCCCAATGCAAGCTCTGCAACCTTTCCGCGCTGCCTTAAGTCGTCGCCTTTGTGTACCGGGACACCGAACATTTTAGATGCCGAGGCGCAATATATATCAGCCTTCGGGTCGTTAAATAAGTCTAAACGCCATTGCTCATTAGCAACCCATGCAATTACCCGGGCTTCAATCGCCGAGAAGTCAGCCACAGCGAACGTGTACCCCTCGGGGGCGATAAACGCGGTGCGTATAAGCTGCGAAAGTATATGTGTAGGCTTGTCATATATAACTTCCATCATATCCAGGTCGTGCATCTTTGCCAAGTCTCTCGCCCCGTCCAGGTCTTCGATGTGGTTCTGTGGTAAGTTCTGTAGTTGAACCAGGCGCCCAGCCCATCGCCCGGTACGGTTCGCACCGTAGTAACGGAACAAGCCCCTAATACGGTTGCCTCTCCCGGCGCTCGCCAGTATGGCGGTGTATTTGGCATTCGACGTTTTGCCTATCTCCCTACGTAGGTCAATAACGTCTAACACTGCTTGCTTATCCTCGTCAGTAACATTTTTAAGGCTCGTTATGGTCTTTATCACCCCCTCAATGTTATTCTTATTGAGTGAATTGATAGCCAAGCCTGTACGCTCTTTAATGAAGCCCTTAAGCTGGGGCATGGACTTTAGAGAACTCAACCCGAATTCCTTTTCGGCTTTCTCGGTAATACGCGCTTTATATTCTTCGTCCATATCCTGCGCGGCGTGTGCCAGCTCAAGGTCTGCCAATATACCGTAATCGTTTATACGCTGGTCTGCTGCGTAAATTCGTTGCTCTTCTTCCGGGAATTCAAACCGGGATAGCTTACCGAATATCTCCTTTTCCGATAGCACATCATAACGTAGGTAATCTATGAATTCTTTCCAGTCCTCGGGGGCGTGTTCCGGTAGGTTACGTGTGCGGCCTCCGTTTGTTTTAGTAGGCTTGCACGGAATAGAAAAGTAACGGATAAGGTTTTTGCCCGTGCCCTTCTTCTTGTCGTCAAGGTTTAGAATATTAGATACCTCTTCCAATGATGCGGGCATACCGCAATATAACGACATGTTAGCCGTACAGAAAAAACGCATAGGGCTTATGTCGAACCCGTACTCGCGCAAACATATACGCTCAAACGTAGCGTTGTGTGCTACTATTACAATGTCCTCGTTGTTCTTTACATACTCGAACAAATCGTAAAACTCGGTCAGCCCCCCGGGCTTCGTTAAGTCGATAATTGTAACGTCCGTATCGGTGTCCCACATGTAACCGCAAAGGAGTATCTCGAAATTCTCGTCCTCACAGTATTTATAGTTACCGGCGCTTTTAATGTCCGCTTCGGAATACGTTTCAAAGTCAATAAACAGATGTCTCATAACTCATTGTTTTAATTGTTAATACTATTATAACGGCAAAGGTACGACAATGTTTTTAATAAACAAGAAGAAAGGCTACTAATTGCATTTATTTAACAATTAGTAGCCTTTTTAACTTAATCGGCAAAAATAGGTGAGTAGAAAATAAAACCTCGCTTCTCGTTAAGAATGACGTATGTTTGCTGTGGTTCCTCGTATGCCAACCCGTGACCCATTGCGAACGCGTCGAAACCTTTTAGAGAACCGTTAACACAAACCTCTTTAGTATATACCATTTGGTGATAATGTCCCAAAAAGGCTTTATCAATTTGTATTGTTTGGTTCATTTTGGCGTACCATCTCATCATAGACGGGTAAATACCTCCGATGCCGCCAGCCGTGCGGAATTGATGCCCGTGCGCAAATAGCACTTTCTTTCCG